AATTCATGGTTTCCCAGTCACGATCTGAGTAGTATTCATCCGTACCAATATATTGACTTCCGTGTTGTTCAGCTAATTTTTGGTGTACCCCCATTGCAGCGTAGGTCATTTCAGGGTCTTTTTGAAACCATGAATTACGAGAAGCCCAATCTGCGTATTTAGGGTCTACAGGAGGTTGATCCTGTATTTTACTTTCAGGTACTTTTACATCATTTTTACTGTTTTGTAAAGTAGGTACCGTATTTTCAGCTTTATCTAGTTTTAAAGTAGCTTTAGTTAATTTCTCTTGAGCTTGAGCAATGGCATCATTGTCATAACTTTCTAAAGCGTCTTTATATTCCTTTTTAGCTGCTCCTAATTCTAGTTCAGCCGCAGCTTTATATGTAGAGATATAATTTTCTTCCCCTTTTGATAAAGACTCTTTTAGTTTTTTATTTTCCTCTGCGTAATAATTAGCTAACTTCATAGCTTCAGCGTTCTCTTTTTGGAATCGCTCTTTTTCACGCCTTTCATCATGGTAAACTTTTTTTGCCTGTCTAATCCGTTCTTTAGCCTTTGTGGAATATTCTTCTAACTCATCATTTTCCAAATCATCCACTACTTCTTTTGGCATAGGAGTTTTATCTTTATCCTCTTCAGGAGTATCATCTACAATCTCTACTTCTAATTTTTCTGTTTCCTCAACTATTTCTTTATTTTCTACTTCAGACATTTGTTTCTCCTTTAAACTCGTGAAATCCCTCTAGGATCGTCAACTACTGCTTCTACCGTGTCATCATTAATTAAACGAAATTCTCGACCATGTATCTTTAACCTAGTTCCTGAATGTGGACGAGCTAAAATAAAGTCCCCTTTTTTACACCAAGGACCGCTGGGGTATCTTTCTTTATCTTTGTAACAATCAGGGCCTAGTGCGATAACAAAAAATACTGTGGCTAATATTTCTTCATACTTTAACGTTTCGTCTGATTTGATAATGCCGCTATCGTATTTGTTTTGTATTTCAGGAAGATTTACTAAAATATGATATCCACTAGGGACAGGAAGTTGTGTTGCTTTTTCTTTCGCTGTTTTTGGTAGGACAGTTGCTGCTAGACTATCGGGATTTGATCCGACTAAAATTTCACTCATCTTGGAACTCCATGTTTTTAACGAGGTCTTTAATATATACCTCTATGCTGGTGAGTCCTCGTATTTCACCGCAAATTTTGCTATATTGTATAAAATCTGCTGCTGCCCCATCTATTAATACCCTAGACAAACTTTGTTGTCTTTCCGCAATATACTTTAAAATTGTCTCTTCTAAAGATAGCATTATTTACCTTTCTTAATAGAATCTAAACCAGCTTTAAAACCTTCTGATTCTTGTTTACGATTTAATTTTTCCATTTCTTGTTCGTGTTTAGCAGCGAGATTAGCTCCTGCTATTTCAATTTGAGAATCTATTCTTTCTTTTTCAACCTCAACACGTTCTTGGTCGATCTGTAATTGTTTCTGCCTTGCTTGAGCGTCTAATAAATCTTTAGCAACTTTACGTTCTTGTTCAGCTTTCTTAATTGCTAACTCTTGCATTTGCATTTGAACAACTGGATCTTTTAATTGTTCTTGGTTTTCTTGTTGTTGAGCTTCTTGTAAATTCTGTTGTAGTAGTATTTGTGAAGCTTCTGCTGCTCGTTTAGATATTTCAACTTCCATTTCTTTTGGTATTACGATCTCTTCATCTTCTTCATAATTAGGTAGCGTTACACCCATTGTTGCTTCCATCTGTTTACGATACTCAAACCCTAAATGTTCAGCAATATGGGCTTGAAGTTCTGCCATCATTTGTTGTGCTTGAGGGTTTTGAGCTAAAGTAGCTTGAACTTTGGGGTCTTGCATAGCCATTGAATGAACTTGAATATGGGCTTGATGGTCTTGATAAAGAAACGCTTTAACAGGTTTTAACATAAGTACATTTTGATTTTCAGTAATTGGATCACGAGGTCTTACATCATCTTCCATTGGAACTAATTTCTGATAATTGTGTATTCCCATCACATCTAACATCTGCCTATGTAGTAAAGGTAAATCATATAATTGAGGTGCTGTTTGAGCTAATTGCAAAACTGCCTGATACTGAACAACTTTCTGCGACATGGTTGCCGCATTAGGATTAGATACAGGTATTACATCACATTGATCGTAATCGGATTGTTTAATTTCACGATCCCCTGTTGAAGGTTGATATCCATAATCAGAAGGAGTGTAGTCTCTTATAATACTTTTAAGCAGTCGTAATTCTTCTTGCATTGAGTAATGAATACGGGCTTGTACCGCAGACATAATCTTTAGAGTTCTTTCTAAAATAGCAAGTGTTGTACCAACAGGTGCTTGAGCAGACATATCACTAACCTTCATGTCTGCCGCACTAGCAAATCTTCTACCTTCTTCAATGATTTGATTCATCAAACCAGCTAATACTTGAGAAGGTTCTTTATATGGTAGTGGTAAAATATTTTCTCGAATAGACCCAGAAGGTACATCTACATCTCTAAATTCGCCAGGAGTTATTGGGGTATCATCTCCTTTAACCCTCAAGCCTCTTGACTTTAACCCTCCTGGCAAGTTCGACAATGTACCAGCATCTACAAGTTGTCGCAATATCGAAGTACCCGATTTAGCATAGGCTCCAATAAGGTGGATTAACCCAAAACAGTAAAAACCAAACCCAGGAACATAACCATAGTGTACAAAATGGTTACGTTTTGTATTTAATTCATCTTCTTCGTTCCAATTTCTACGGATAGACAATACTTGTTGACTAGCTTTGTCTACTGTTACTATGTAAGGAAGAGCTATTCCAGTCGGTTTACCATCTTTATCTACATCTTCATAGCCTTTTAAGTTTAAATTAACTTGTATTTCTAACAACTTATATCTATCATCTGTTGTTGCTCGTAGCCCCATTTTTTCTGCTACTTGTTTCTCTACATCATCTAGTGTGTTATGAGGCGTACCTAAATCTATATCTCTATAAAACCCTTCTACTTGTAATTTTCTTACATCATTCTCTGTTTTCCGCATAATATGAGTAACACGTTCTGCGGTTTGTAAATTTGATGTGCCAAAGGGTACAACCACGTCTTCGGCTGGAACAAAAAGAGCAACTTGTCTGCCTAAAGTTGGATCGTAATAAACTTTTTTAAATGCGTTACCCGCTAAACCTAATCCCCACAACATACGCTCGTGTTCTGGACGATATTCCAACATTTCTTCAGTTAACCGATAATTCATATCAGTTTGTACTCTTTCTGAAGCGTTCTTTTTTTCTTGAGTTTCTTTACCAATAATTTTAGTTTTAACTGGACCTGCGGCTGGAAATGTTTCCATAATTGTTTCTGATTGAAACTTGACTAACGCTTCTGATAGTAATGGGTGTGTTACTCCACATGCTCCACTCCACGGTTCAGTCCGATTTTCAATCTTCATACCTAATAATTCTAAGCCATCAACATAAGTCATCATCCATTCTTTACGAGAAGCTACATCTTCTTCATAACAACCTAATAACTCGTTAGCCATACTAGATAATTCATCTTCAGATATTTCTTCAGCTAAATTTGCCCCAAAATCTTCGCCTTTCATATCATCTTTACTAATTTCTAAAATATCTACACCACCAATCCCCACAGTTACTGATTCAGGATCTTCTATCTCTATCTCCAAAGGAGGAGTTTCTATTACTTCTTCTTCCACTACAATATCTTCCATACCTATGGGAGCTTCATATAGTGCTTTATCCATATTCGTAGCCATATCTGTCCTTAATAATAACCCGCATTACGGTGAGATTTAAAAAACCGAAGTTCATCAGGCTCATCACTAGGTAATCTGATAAATCCACCTTTTCTAAACCGCATTAATGCTAGAGTTGTAGCGTCCACCAAGTCATCATGCTCCCCACTAGGGAATGATGCCACTTCATCCATTAATTCTTCTGCCCATCTAGTCTCAGGAACCCAAACTTTCCCTGATGCTATTAGATCACTTACACTATTTAACCTTGCAATTTTATCTTGTCCTTTTGACGGGGTATATTCTTGTACAGGGATTCCCATTGCCCTAAATTCATAGATTAACGGAGCACCTGTCGCTTTTTTTTCAATTAATATACCATCAGGTTCCCAGTCTTTGTAATGTTCAAACGCTGTTTCCTTTAATTCCACCCATTCCATCCGTTCTTTAAACGAATTAAGTAAAATAATGTTCGGCTGGTCGTTATCTTCAGGATTATCCCAAACTCCCCACGTTGTACAAGCCGAATAGTCAGCTCTTGTATTTTTTTCAAACGCTGTATCCCACGTCTGAAGAATATAACTACAAGGCGGAGGTGTTTCTTTATCCCAAATCTTCCACCATTCTCTTTTTACTATCGCACTTTCTTCAGCAGTTGGGTCTTGCTGGTATTGAGCCATCCATTTCGAATTAGGAAGTTCTGTTTGTAACGCAGCCAACTCATCTGCCGACCAAAATTCCCCCCATAACGGACTACCACTAGGTAAGATAGCAGGGAATTCAATAATTTCCCACTCATCTCCCCCTCTAGCAATACTGGCTTTAACTACTTGACCCGTTAAATCACGCAAACTCCATCTTGTCATCACTATTACTATACTTCCACCTGGTTGTAAACGCTGTCTTGGCCCAGATGTGTACCATTCATACACTTTGTCGTAGATATCAGGGTTAATTTGTGCCAATGCAGCTTCTTGTTCACTATGAGGATCGTCAATAATCAACAAATCCGCACCTTTACCTGTAACCGCACCCCCAACACCTATCGCAAAATAGTCACCACCTTTGTTCGTGTTCCATCTACCTGCTGCTTTACTATCTGTTTGTAATGATACTCCAGGAAATATCCGTCTGTAACTATCTGAAGCAACCAAGTTCCTCACTTTCCTACCAAACCCCACCGACAATTCTGCGGTGTGGCTCGTTTGTATTACTTTCTTATCAGGATACTTACCTAAAAACCAAGCAGGTAGTAGATAAGAAGCAAACTCCGACTTCGTATGTCTTGGGGGCATATTAATAATTAACCGTTTACACTCTCCACGAGCCACTCTTTCAAATGCTTCAGCCATTCTTGAATGATGCCGCCCTGCAATAAAACTTGACCACGTTTGTCTAACAAATTCTAAAAACCTATCCTGTGCTTTCTCTTTACGTTTTAATTCTTGTAATGTTTCTAACTCAACTAATAATAATCTTTGCTCACTCTCTGACAACAAAGGCAGTATTTTAGGAATGTCCTGTAAATTAACATTACTTATTAGAGGGATGTTCATCTTTTTCTTCAATTACATCTAACTCTTCAATTACATCTAACTCTTCATCTTCCTTTTTTTCAACTACGTCTAATTGTTCATCTTCTTTTTCTTCAATTACATCTAATTCTTCATCTAAACTATCCATTATTGGTGTGATATCTACTATTTCAGCATTAAGTAAACGTTTTACTTTTTCTTTAATTGCATCCTCTAAACTAGAAGAAGTTTTATGGTTAATAGTAATTTCGCTTCGTTCCGTAAATATGCCAATATCGCTATGCTTACCTAATAATTCAATTGCTTTAAGTTCAAACCGTGGATCTCCACAATTACATAACTCTATTAGTTTTGTCGTCATAGCAGAACGTACTTCTACTGCGTCAATTGCTAATTGATTAGCATAGGATTTTAAAAACATACTGGCAGCCAAAGCATTACTTGGTTGGCTTAACTTCTTATCTTGGCGAGTATTTTTTATTAAATTAATTGTTTCGTCAAAATCAGCTTGAGAAACTTCAATGGGTGCTCCCATGTCTTTAAGAATATCTGCGGTATTTGCGGATACAGTAACTGAATCCTTAAACGTTTTAGGTTTTTCCGTGTCGGTATCGTAGGGTATCGGATGCCCTTGCGTTGGCTCGATATTTATCATGTCGTAT